CTCCTACTGATGTAAATCAGTTTGAAGCAGGCGAGATGAAAGGTGATATGGGTCGTAAACCTAAAGCACTTACATCACTCGTTCGTAACTGTGTAAACATGTTTGGTTCGTGGAATGTTGGTATGGTTTGTACAAATCATACATACGCTTCACAAGATATGTTTGACCCAGATGACAAAATCAGTGGCGGTCAAGGATTTATCTATGCCAGCTCTATTGTGGTCGCTATGCGCAAATTGAAACTAAAAACAGATGCAGATGGTAATAAAACTACCACAGTAAATGGAATTCGTTCAGCTTGCAAGATCATGAAAACACGCTATTCTAAACCATTTGAAAGTGTACAAGTTGAGATTCCGTACTCAACAGGTATGAGTCCATATAGTGGATTGGTTGATTTATTTGAAGCTAAAGGTATGTTGAAGAAAGAAGGCAATAGTCTTGTATACACAACTACTGATGGTGAAATTATTAAACAATTCCGCAAAGCATGGGAAAAGAACGAGAAAGATGGACTAACTATTATGATGTCAGATATTGACAAACATGGTGAAACACTTGTTGCAACTGTAACAGAAGAAGATACAGAGGAAGTATAATGGAAGAAGATCTAATCATTGAAGTATGGGATGTATTTAAAGAGTACATTTCTGATAAAAACAAGGAAACAGCGGCCAATCATTTTGTTGATTTCTTACTTGGAAAAGATGTAGACTCTGCAACGCTTAAGGCGCTTGTGGGGTATGACACATACCTCGATGATGCTATTGACATCATTGTTAGTGGAGATGAAGAAGCCGCAGAAGATAAAGAAGACGATTGGTCTTATGATGAAGATGAGGACTGATTATGTCCTGGTATGCAAAAGTCAGCAAAGACATAGCACACCTTCCTAGTTGTTTAGACTATTTTTATACCCAAATCGAAGAAGCCAAAAAAGAGGTAAAAATCCACGGTAACGTGGAAAAAGCCTCGGCTTCTTTGCCTGGTATTGTAGAACATAGATTTAATCAGTTACAGGAAGTTGAAGCAGTACTTGAGTATCTAAACATAGAACTTAGGCGAGTAAAATCTAAGGCATTTAAAAAATACTTAGAAAATTACCAAAGAGCATTAAGCAGTCGAGACTGTGAAAAATATGTAGAAGGTGAGGCAGATGTGGTTGATATGGAAAAAATTATCAACGAATTTGCCATGCTTAGAAACCAATGGTTAGGCATAATCAAAGCCTTGGATATCAAACAGTGGCAGTTAAGTAACATTATTAAACTTCGTGCCGCAGGCCTTGAAGATATTGCATTATGAATGTATAATAGTACTACTATGAACATAGAAGACCTTATTTCGGCATCAGTAACAGTTAATCCTGTTAAATTTAATCTATATGATCAAAAAATTATTGATAGTTTCAATATCCAAATTTCTTTAGGAGTTGGATTTACTGAGAAACAATCTGTACTTGCTGTAAAAATATTAAAAAAATATTCTCCTAGGTTAAATTTATCAATTGGAGTAGATCCTGCTCCATTTTTAGAAAATCCTGTTTATAAATTACCAATACGCAAAACTAATACATCTAAAAAAATATCTATTATAGAAAATAAAATTTATGGCAAGGTAGTATCTGTAGTTTTTCCTTATAATGAAAATTATGTTGCAAAAATTAAAGAAAATAAATCATCAGAGTATCGTACTTGGGACAAAGAACAAAAATCATGGATTTTTTCACTGACTGAGACAAATTTAAATTTTTTAATAAATTTTGCCAAGGATGAAAATTTCGAAATTGACAATGAATTTAAAAATTTATCTAACCAGGTATCGGAAGTAGTAACTAAAATGGAGCAATATGTGCCAATGTTAGTTATAGACGAAAAAAACCTAAAATTTGTGAATTTTAACGAAAATTTGCCACCTTTGGTTAGTAAGGATATTTTACCCGCAATCTTTGAAGCTCGAAGAAAGGGTATTACCACTTGGGACAATACAATTTCCAATTTTGTTGATAGTGACGAGGTTGACGAAATCACTAGACAATTCTTAAAATCAGATCCTGGTGATAAATTTTGCGTAGATAGTAAAATTCATGAATTTTCTTCATTAGAAACTATCATAAAATTCATGGGTCCGTGCCTCGTTGTAATCCCTGGTGGAAGTGAATTAGAAAAATTAGTTCAGACCTATGGATTTTTAAAATCTATTGGAATAGAAAATCATCAAATGAGTGTTATGTTTCGATTACCTACTGAAACACAACTAAATTTCAATAATTTTGTGAAAAATAATGGATTGAATTCTCCCATCAAAGACCACACACAAATAGTTTTTATCAGTAGCAAATTACCTAAACCTGTGCTAAAATCTAAAATTAAATTTCATAGTATTATTAATCTAGGGTTTAATAATGTACACTACACGATGCGAGATTTTGTAAAATTTCATGAAAATGTGATATTTTACTCAGCACCTGCCGAAACAAGGAATATTCAACTTGTCTTCATGTAAAATTATTATCAAAGATGAAGTCAACATCAAGATTGAAAATCTTGATCTTGATACACGCAAGGCTTTGGTTAAAAAATTCAAATATGAAGACCCTACGGCTAGGTATCGTCCGGCCTATAAATTGGGGAGGTGGGATGGAACAGTGAGTTTTTTTGGGCTAGGGGGCACAACTTATCTTTCAATGCTACCGCAGGTACTTGAATATTTAGAAAGTAAAAACTTCTATATAGAACTTGAAGATCACCGAGTAAGTGAGTCCCTGCAATTTTCTGAAATTTCTGAAGATTTTTGGGGTGAAAATACCTGGCCAGAAGGACATCGGTTTGCCGGAGATAAAATTAGATTGCGTGAAGACCAAGTTGAAGTCATTAACAAGTTCTTAGAAAATCCTCAGTGTATACAAGAAATTGCTACAGGATTTGGTAAAACAATTACCACTGCAACTTTGGCAAAAATCTGTGAAAAATATGGTCGAACCATAACTATAGTTCCTAACAAAAGTCTTGTAGAACAAACTGAAGAAGACTTTATTAACTGCAGATTAGATGTTGGTGTGTACTACGGTGATAGAAAAGACCTTGATAAAACTCATACAATTTGCACATGGCAAAGTTTAAATATTTTAGATAAAAAATCCAAAGAATTCGATGTTGATCCGGAACTATTAACTTTAGCAGAATTGTTAGAAGGTGTGCAATGTGTTATGGTTGACGAGGTACACATGGCCAAAGCTGAGGTACTTAAAAATTTATTGACACGCAATTTGGCCAGTGCTCCTATACGCTGGGGACTAACTGGAACAGTACCAAAAGCAGACCACGAATTTCAAAGTTTACGGGCAAGTTTAGGTGAGGTTGTCCATAGAGTCAAAGCACATGAATTGCAGGAAAAAGGTATTCTCAGTGATTGTCATGTAAACATAATTCAAACAGCAGAGTGGAAACAGTTTAGCGGATACCCAGAAGAGTTAAAATACCTAGTCACTGATAAAACTAGGATGACTTATATTGCTAGCCTAATTAATACTATTGCCGAAAGTGGCAATACATTGGTGTTGGTAGATAGAATTGAAAGTGGTGATTTCTTAAAAGAGAACTTGCCCGATAGTGTGTTTATTTCCGGCAAAGTAAAAACTAAAGATAGGAAAGAAGAATACGATGAAGTTAAAATTGTTGATAACAAGATTATTGTGGCGACTTACGGTGTGGCCGCTGTGGGTATTAATATCCCTAGGATTTTTAATTTGGTTATGTTGGAATCCGGAAAGAGCTTTACAAGAGTTATACAAAGCATTGGGCGGGGCATTAGAAAAGCCGACGACAAGGACTTTGTACAGATCTGGGATTTCACAGCGTCAACGAAATATGCCAAGAGGCATCTGGCAGAGAGGAAGAAGTTCTATGCCGAAGCAAAATACCCGTTCACGATTAAAAAGGTAAAATATATATAATGCAGATTTTAACATTAGAAGACAAGGTTTTTTATCTCAATGACCTTCCTGAGGAAATTGATGATGATTTAAGATTTGCTGTACTAGACAATTCAGATAGCAGTAATCCCGACTATTTTTTCATACCACTAATATTTTTAGAAAGTTTTACAGGTCCTGCCGTGGTATTGAAAGTAGGTGAACATGAACTTACTATGCCATTGGACTGGTGTACTATTGTTGGAGATCCAGAAGGCCCAGACATGGAGATACTTCCACTGACCAGCCTCAATGATCGAGGATTTAAAACATTTTGTTTTAACCCACTAAGTGGTTTTAGGCCAGAATTTTTAGATATAGATATTATCGATGTTTATCAAGATGTCAAATGGTATTTTCCAAAGATGCGCCCGGGACAACTACTCTGTACACCGTTACATACAGGCCCTAAACCTACTTGTGCTTATTTTGTCAAAGAAGTAAGTCGTCAAAGTGAGTTAGTAGATTATACTAAATGTTGGTGATCTATGGCCGAGATCTACGAATCACCAGATGGCGGGCAGACTGTTTATAAAAGAGAAATTGGTAGTACTAATCGGAAATTGATCAAAGAAAATTGGTCACTACACAATGAAATATTAGAAAGCAACCTTTGGGGCGAAATACATCGTGCCGCTGAAACCAATCCCACTATACAAGAAGCTCTAGATCGTGCTAAAATAGCATATTATCTCAGCAAAGAATACGAAAAAAGACATGGCAGAAAAACTTGATATCAAACGAGAACTGGGAGCAGTAGATCGTAAAAACTACAAATTTTATAGCGACCTTACTGACGAAGAGCGCAAAGCATTCAGCCCCTACATACTAATGCGTTATACTGCAAGTGTACAGGGAGATAGAGAAATTCAAGAATGGTTTTTAGAGAATACAAATGAACTGGTTAATAAGAATCATTGGGATCTTAGCAAAAATCATAAAGGACTATTGTGGAAACTATTTGCCGCTAGTGGTGCCGGTGTTCCTACTTATCATCCTTATCTAGCCGCCGGGAAAAAAGGAAAAGCCAACAAAATTGAAAAACTCCTGTGCGAATTATATCCAGCAAGAAAAATGGATGAAATTAAATTAATGGCATCAATGATGGATAAAAAAGACAAAGAAGAATTGTTTGATATGATGGGTTTTGATAAAAAACAACGGAAAGAATACGAGTGATAGCACTAGTGGATCAACCTTTCAAATGTGTACATTGCGACAAGAGTTTTATGAAAGAAAGAACTCTTGTATCGCATCTTTGTGAAAGAAAGCGTCGAGCACTACAGGAAAAAGAAAAACGTGTTCAAGCAGGATTTATGGCATTTAATCGGTTTTGGACTTTGGCACAAGGTGGTAAAAAGAATAAAACTTATGATGAATTCTGTGATACGGCCTATTACAATGCCTTTGTAAAATTTGGCAGTTTTATTAATAATGTTAACCCATTGTATCCAGATAAGTTTATTGACTATGTGATCAAGAGTGGTGCCAAATTAGATCATTGGTGTCGTGATTCTTTATATGAAAAATATCTATTTGATATATTAAAAATTGAACCTGTAGAATCTGCAGTACAAAGATCACTACAGACTATGATGGAATGGGCCGATGAACATAATGCAGAATTTAGTCATTATTTTAATTATGCTAGTTTGAGCAAAGCAGTCCATGACATCCTCGGAGGGCATATTAGCCCTTGGGTAGTACTTAATAGTCAGGCAGGACAAGCTATGGTTCGTAACATGAGCGATGAACAATTAGATATGATAGCACCAGCATTTGATGTACCTTTTTGGTTAAGAAAATTTAAAGAAGTACCGGCAGATGTTGCGTTGGTTAAAGAAATTTTATCAGAGGTTGGAATTAAATGACAAAATTAGCAGGATATGTAGAAAAGGGGTGGGGATGGGAATTTATATTTGCTACCAATGACAAGTATTGCGGCAAACTATTAAAATTTAACAAAGATGCAAAATTTAGTATGCATTTCCATTCTGAAAAAGATGAGGCTTGGTATGTGTTGGCAGGAAAATTTAGAGTTGTTTGTATCAATACTGCAGATGCTAGTCAGTATGAACAAGAACTTAATCCTGGCGATTCATGGCACAATCCTCCCTTACTACCGCATCAGGTTATCTGTCTTGAAGAAGGTACATTGGTTGAAGTATCTAGTCCAGACAGTATAGAAGACAATTATAGGGTTATGAAAGGCGATAGCCAAAAAAATTAAAATATGACTGACATAGATATTGATTTTATTGATAGAGGCAGAGTTCTTGGCATAGTCAAACATGTCCCTGCCTCTATTGATGGAATTAAAAAACATAATACAGGTGTATATGTACAACCTATACCTGTAAATCCAATGACAGGCTATGCTACTATTGATTATAAAACTGCAGAGGATCGAGGTTATTTTAAATTAGATTTTCTTAATGTGAGTGCATATCAAGGTGTTCACAGTGAGGATCATCTTGTTGAATTACTTAATACTGAACCACTGTGGAAATTACTACACGAAAAAGAAATATGCGATCAATTGTTTCATGTCAATGGATATCACAGCCTGTTGAAAGAACTTAATCCTACTACCATTGAAGAACTAGCTATGGTTCTAGCTATGATCCGGCCAGGTAAGAAACATCTTATCCCAACATGCAAGGATCAAGGTTTCCAATCGATCAAAGATGACATATGGGTTAAGGTTGAAGATTCCTATTTCTTTAAACAGGCTCATGCTATCTCCTATGCGGCAGTGATTGTAGTACAGTTAAATCTTATCTGTGAGAAAATCAGCGTTGGCTACTCTTAGGAATTCTAACTAACTGAATTGATTTGCGTTTGATGCGTTTCTCGGCAATTTCACTAAGATTGACGCTAGGTCCGAAGATTAGTTCGATATCTTTGCTATTGAATGTTTTGATAGAATATTTGAAAAACTGCATTTCTTTTTTTAGAAAAATATTAATAGGTATTTTCCTATTTGACTCCCACCACCAAACTTCTCCCATTTCTAAAAATAGTCGACGCTCTTCATCTGTTTTAATTACAGATATATCGTAAATACTGGTAACAAAGCTATCAAAATTTATAACAATACCAACATATTCTATGTCATTTGATTTGATGCAGGAGACGAAAGGATAGTTATCTTGGAAGGTATTAGGTAGTGTCATCTTTATGAATAAATAGTAATATGCAACATTTACCAATCTATTTATACGACAATTCTCTAGATGTAATATTAGATTTGGATCCAACTACGGCAGGAGTCTACAACATTATGTACCAAAGAGATCTAAAGATACAAAAAGGGATTAAAAACAATATTCGTATTCAATTTAAGAATAGCGATCAAAAACGCATCCCAATTTCTAATACTGGCACTTATGTGTTTAGTATGTTTGATACAGTTAACAATCGTATGCTACTTCAAAAAAAACTAAATGTTTTAGATGACGGAGTAACGGTTGGACTTAGAGGATTGGCCGAATTAAGTTTGCTAGAAAGTGATACAATGGATCTAGAGGTTAGCGAATATCAATTTAGTGTGAAATATCAAGATCCCAAAGACGGAACATATTTGCCTGCTTATTCTAATACCTATTATGATGTCGCTGGGCAGATACAACTAAAGCAGGATATCTACCCTAATCTCCAACCTAGCCAAGAGATAACTGCATTCAATAAAGTATATAATGACCATACAAGATTGTATCAATGGTTTAGTGGTAATACCTATGCCTACCCAGAATACAACAGCAATACGGCACTGCACACAATGGCTCTGTATATGACCAAATACAAAGGTACTGTAACAATACAAGGAACATTATACAATACTCCTGATTCATTTGGACGATATGTAACTATTAGTACTCTAACCTATAATGGACATACAGGCATTGACTATGTTAACTTCAACGGTATATTTTCATATGTTCGAGTAATATATCAGCCTGCATTAGGCCCTACAGACTATAATAACGATAATACCACTTACTCCGGAACCTTTGACAAAGTATTGTATAGAAGCTAAACTAAGTAGATGAATGACATTCAATCTGCTTTACTAACACTCTTACCTCCAAAGCGCAAGTCTACTCCATCTGGATGGACTAGTTTCGATGCAGTATGTTGTCATAATAATGGAGAGGCCCGCGATACTAGAAAACGAGGCGGAATAATGACTAGTCCCGACGGCGGTTGGAGTTATCATTGCTTTAACTGCGGATTCAAAGCAGGCTGGGCGCCAGGAAAATTACTGAGTAAAAATACCAAGACATTGTTAAAATGGTTAGGTATGAGTGACATAGATTTAGGTAAATTAAATCTTGTAGCACTGAAGATCAAAGATGACCAACCAGTTTTAAAAAAACCCTTGCACTTTGAACTTATAGAAAAACCATTGCCAGAAGCTACTATGTCTGTAATGGAATGGATCAATACTGCATATCTTCCTGATGTAGAAGAAGACATAAACAAGATAGTAGCATATATACTAGGACGGGGTATGGAACTCGATTGGTATAATTGGATGTGGTCACCTGCACCCGGATACATTGATCGTATTATCATACCGTTTTATCATAATGGTAAGATTGTAGGTCATACTGGTCGTAAGATCACTGACGGGAAACCAAAATATCTTACAGATGCTCAGCCTGGTTATATATTTAATTTAGACAGGCAAGATAATAACAGAGCCTACGCAATAGTAGTAGAAGGACAGTTTGATGCTATTGCAATAGATGGATGTGCTATTATGCACAACGAACCCAACGATTCCCAAATTCTAAGATTGAATACATTGGGTCGTGAAGTTATAGTTGTACCAGATAGAGATCGAGCCGGTGCTAAAATATTAAATGCCGCAATAAAAAATAATTGGTCAGTTAGCTTGCCACCTTGGGGTAATGATATTAAGGATGTAGCTGACGCTGTTAAGAAATTTGGACGACTGTATGTGCTTGCCACAATCTTGCACTACAAGGTCGCAGGAGAGATAAAAATAAATTTACTAAAGAAAAAACTAGAAGGCCTAAATGACAACTAAACCAAACTACGATTATGAAATGCAGAAACTATACTTAGAAATGTTTCTCAGTGATGCCGAGACATTTGTAAGAGTACAAAATATTTTTGATCCGGAAAATTTTGATCAAAGACTGCAAGGTGCGGCTGAGTTTGTTACCAAATATGTAGATGAATACAAGGTCATGCCCGAGGCACAGATTGTCAATGCACAATGCCGCAGTGATTTTAATCCGGTGGCATTGCCCAAGGAAAATTATGATTGGTTAATGGATGAGTTTGAAAACTTTAGTCGACACAAAGGTCTGGAACGAGCAATTATTAAAAGCAGTGATTTACTTGAAGCAGGTGATTATGGTCCAGTAGAAAAGCTAATCAAAGATGCAATCCAAATTAGTCTAAACAAGGACATGGGCACTGACTACTTTGAAGATCCCAAGGCTAGACTTACTAAACTCAAAGACGGAAATGGACAGGTTAGTACAGGTTGGCCCACTATTGATAAGAAACTCTATGGTGGATTTAACAGAGGGGAACTGAATATATTCTGCGCAGGATCTGGTGGTGGTAAGAGTTTATTCCTAGCAAACTTGGGTGTGAACTGGGCACTGGCAGGACTGAATGTTTTATATCTAACATTTGAGTTAAGCGAGGGATTAGTTGCTATGCGCTTGGATTCTATGACCACAGGCATTGGTACTAGAGAGATTTTTAAGAGCATAGATGATGTAGAATTAAAGGTCAAATTATTGGGCAAAAAGGCAGGAAACCTGCAAGTCAAGTATATGCCCAGTGGGAAAAATTGTAACGATATTCGAGCCTATTTGAAGGAATATCAGGTCAAAAAAGGTGTAAAACCTGATGTTTTGTTAATAGATTACCTGGATTTGATGATGCCTTTATCTGTGAAGGTATCGCCCAGCGATCTGTTTGTAAAAGACAAATATGTGTCAGAAGAGATCAGAAATTTGGCTATGGAAACACAATGTGTAACGGTAACTGCAAGCCAGTTAAATCGTTCAGCAGTAGAAGAAATTGAATTTGATCACAGTCATATCTCGGGAGGTTTAAGCAAGATTATGACAGCAGATAATGTAATTGGTATCTTTACAAGCAGGGCTATGAAAGAGCGAGGACGCTATCAAATACAGTTTATGAAAACTCGTTCTAGTAGTGGTGTGGGTCAAAAGGTAGATCTAGAATTCAATGTAGATACTCTCCGTATTACTGATCTAGGTGAGGAAGGAGAAACCGAAAGTAGTTATAATCAACAACGAGCCAACAACCAAACTGGGAGCTTTACAAATTCTTTTAAGAGAACTAGTGTGGTTAGTACCAATACAGAAGAAACTGCTAGTTCAGGATTTGATTTTAGTAAATTGCAAAGCAAAGGCACTCCAATAGGAGGAGCACCTATGCTACGCAATATTTTAAATAATATGAATGCAGAGAAAGATTAATCAAACCATTCATTGATTTGATATTTGGTACTGTCCTCTAGCGTGGCACGCCATTGATCCGGGCCCTCACCCGTAAACACATTCTCTATGGTCGCAGGAGCAATTTCCCAGGTATGAGGATATTTCCTAGACACTGGATCTAGTTGACTATCTAATTTACCATCAAACCATGCCCAGTAACCTGCACAGGCTCGATAGTGATCCGGGCCCGATCCCTCAGTTATGGCTTTGATCACGCACACATCACTGGTCACTGATATCTCATCATTGAGCTGTATTGTGCTTATACCTTTCCATTCTGAAGAATGGATAACATGCACTTTGTGCGTATTTGTACTGCCCCCGTAGTAGACCGGCTCATTGTAGTGAAACTCCATGCCCAAACCGTTGGCCACAAGTCTAAGATCAAAATCCACTACAGGATTGTTTAGTTGCAAAGCTATACTCATTCTATGTGTATGTGATAGCAACAACATCACAGAACGGCTTAGATCATCTTTGGGGTTATTGGGATTGGCCAATAACAGGTGTCCGGGGTTAATAAAGATTTTAGTCATATTCAAAGAATATTTAACCGTATAAATAATACACTATGAATTTCCAAGAGTTGTTTTCACCGCCTATTGGCAACCACAAAGAATTAAACCCAAAACTATGGCAAAGACAACAATTGCGAAGCGAGGTACGCGGAGCATTGCTACGCATAGCATCAGATTTCAAAGAGTTTGTGGCCATACCATTTCCTGTCTCGGACATAGTGATAACCGGGGGCAATGTGGGTTTTGACTACACAACCCACAGCGATATTGACCTACATTTGATCACTGACTACTCAGAGATCTCCTGTGATCGAGAAGCCGAAGAATTATTTGATACCAAACGCATACTCTACAAAAAACGCTTCAAACTAGACATACATGGCATACCTGTGGAACTCTATGTCGAAGACCTAGATCGCCCTGCTGTGAGTGCAGGAGTATACAGCGTGGTCAACGATCAGTGGATCAAACACCCCACGCTGACCCCCGAACCCAAATACGACAAGGCCGAGGTCAAACACTGGGCACAGGTATGGCGCACCATACTACAACACGCGATCAAAACCGGGGATCTGCAGAACTGCCGTCAGGCCTGGCGTTTGTTAAAGACCTATCGTCGAATGGGTCTAAACACAGCTCAAGCCGAATACTCCACCCCCAATCTTGTTTATAAGAGCCTGCGCAATGACTCCACCATAGAGGCCATGAGTTTGCTCATAGACCGTTTACACGATCAAGATCTCAGTGTATACTAGCGTATATATATGCCAACAATATTCCTAGACCTAGACGGAGTCCTAGCTGACTTCAGTGCACATGCTCGAGCTGTGCTACGCCGCCCACCTCAAGAGGAAGACATCAATGGCCGCTGGCCAGAAGAGGATTGGCGTCATATCAGGGCCACCCCTCACTTTTATCGAAACATACCCTTGATGCCACGAGCCCGCGAAATGGTGACCCTGGCTCGAGGGTTCAGAGACACCCTGGGATGGGAACTGTACATGCTCACAGCCATACCCAGTAAAAACGACATGTTTCTAGTGTTCCAAGACAAGATAGACTGGGTCAACCAATACTTCCCGGATATCTCCACACAGTTCGGACCCTACTCAGAAGACAAGCACCAACACTGCACCCCCGGTGATATACTAGTGGATGATCGAACATCTAACTGCGATCAATGGCGTCTAGCCGGAGGTATAGCAGTCAAGGTCAACCCCGGTGACTATGCAGGAGCCCTGCACCGTTTGGCAGAATTATACATAGCCCTATCATCTACCAAACCTCAGCAAGAATAAGCTGGTATCACGATCTTGTAGAAAGCGTACTGTGCAGATGTCAATTCGCTGATTTTGACTCATGTTCCAGGTCCATTGCACCCAATGATGACCCACGCTGACTACTAGCCAATCTTCTACCAGAGTCATACTGGCTATCCAATCTATTTGGCCAGGAGAAGACTCCAACTCTATACGAGGCCACGGTGCACTGGCTACATAGGGCAACTCCGGATATCGATCAAAGAGCATTTGCATACTTGTATAGATATTTAATCATAAATTTGAAAAAACGGGCCACACATAGGCCTACCCAGCGCGAAGCGCGGCGAAGCCGAAAAAACCTTGTGCGCAGATTTTTCACCTGGTTCTAACACCCTATATAATGGTTCTGACCTAGGCTAGTAAATATCACACAGGCACAACAACAACAACACCAACAACAAAACACTATACTAGACTGAACCTATGACCACTACAGAGCGACTACTGCTGGAAAGGGCTCGACACTTGGCCTGGAAAGATCTACAACCCTTGATCCGAGAAGGACAGGGTGACTATGTGGATCAGCATTTTATGAGCGTGGTGCTGGACTACTATACTAGACTGCTGACTCAACAGATACTGCAGAATCTACACAGAAAAAACCATATAGTACCCAAAAAATCTACTACGTAAAATTTTTAAATCTCAGATCTAAGAATCTGTGAATAGTGTAACATGTAATCAACAGTAACGATGCTTGGCTCGGGACAGTGAGCTAGTATATACTAAAGGTATGAAAACAAATACCTATTATCATTATATCCGATTATTAGTACAGGTCTGCATCTGTGTGATCATTGCAGGTTGTGGAGCCGGGGCCGACCCAAAGTTACCCAGCGGAACTACTAATACTGCTATTACTACTCCCCCAAAGATATACCCCTGTGATGCAGCCATAGTGGCTGTTATGGCTACATTTGAGGAACCCTATCTAATGGGCCTGGGAGCACCTGATACAACAACATATATCACCAGTGGGAAGATGCATACTATAATCTACCAGTTTAACATACCCAGACAGCGTATTACACTGGAATACAATACCAGCGGGCAGTGTAAGGAAACTGTGGAGATGTTTTAAAAGAAGAATGCGAGTGTATAGGTGTGACCGTGTGCCCCCGAGGTACTAGTAGCCCAAAAAAATTGCCGCGCAAAAATTAAGAGAATTGGAGATCTCTAGGCCAGGGGTTTTACTCTAACACCAACTTTTACAAGCGGTTGTAGCGCAAGCGCAACAGTTTTGTAAAAAGCTCCTGAGCCACCCCAGCGTCAGGCTACCACCAGGACCCTGTCCTAGATCTCACCCTCCGCCACCAGTTCTTCTAGAGCGGCGTTGAACTCTGATTCAATGTCCCATACTGAGTTGGCTGTGCGGATGTCCTTGTGACGCTTACGCAGGTTGGATCCTTTCTGATATACTAGCCAAACATGATCCTCACAGTAGCTCTTAGACTCTAGACTAGGCTTTGAGCATATAGGCTTGAGTGGTGAGTACTCAGCATCGGAGCCTGTCCATTGGCATTGTATTGTGAGTATGTTCTGCATTGTGTGTGTGTGTGGGTTACTGTTCGTTGATGTATCGGTCAATCTCTGCTCTTTGCTCGGGGCTTAGGCTGTAGTAGATCTGCATGCCTGTGGCAATGCCTGCTTGGTAGGCCAGGAACTCTACCACTACACACAGAGCCAGGATTGAACTCAGTGCCCAGAAGTGATTGCCTTCTAGGTCTAGGTTCAACATACTGAGTATGATTCCAATGGTACCCAGAGCCACTGCCCTGGGCAACCACCTTGTGCTAAGGAAGTTAGCCAGCATGGATTAGGCCCTACGGAAGCAAGTGGTACGGGCCATTGCTTGATAGTTCAGTGGAAAGCTCTTCTTCAAGTCAGCAATCTTAAGTACCATGCGCAAGCTCAGCTCACGGAGACTGTCTGCATTGTCTATGATAAAGTCCACGATCTCTGCTTTGACTGCATCGTGGAACTCATACTTGTCCAGCATGCCATCGCCGATGATCTGCTTGATTCTCAGCAACTTCTCACGGGTGGTGTCCATCTGCAGGTCAATGTAGTGGCAACGGCTTTCCAGCGCATCTAAGTGATCACGGAGTTTCTTGCTTCGGACATGTTCGAACTTGATGTTGGTGATAAAGATAGCACCTGCACAGAACTCGAACCTGCTGGGTATGCCTTCTGAACGAAGGATGCGACTGTCTGTGTTCCAGCTGATAAAGCGTCTGTTGGAACTGTCTAAGGCACCCTTGAGGATGTTCAGGCTCAGGTCTTCCATAAGGATTGAGTCACAGTCATCAAACACCACCACATTGCCTGCTTTTGAGTACTCGTAGAGCTTGGAGTACAGGCCGATGGAGCTCATAGCACCTTTGACGATCTCAAACTTGGGCTTGCGTTCTGCTAGGTTGTCAAACAAGCCGTCCTTTTCAAGTACTGCCTCAACGCCGAATGATTTGCCAACTCCGGGGGGACCTGACACGATCATAGCACGAATGTCACCGTTCTTAACCGCTTTGGTCATGTCAGTGAGGATCTCGAAACGCTCGCGTAGTCGAGTAACGATTGCGTCATCGCTTTCTTTAGCGACTTCTTTTTCTCTTTGCTTGATAGCGTCTGTGTCAAACTCGATTAGGTTGCTAGTGGATGATGAAGATTTTTTTGCCATTGCTTTTGCCATTTGTGGGCTCCTGTGTGTTATTTAAGTATGTATTATAACAGGGGATTGCTCCCCTGTCAAGTTTTAATTAATCCATTCTGCTACCGGAGTAGACCTTGTCCAAGCCCAACTTGTCTTTCAATACTTGGGCGTATGCCTCAGCACCTGCTTCCAGAATTGAGATGC